TGCCGCGCTCGCATTCCCCGGCTTTCGGAAAGAGCAGATTTGACGCGAGGTTTCGTTTCTACTGCGTCAACCCATTGCGCCTTGTTGAGTACTGATTGGGCTTCTTCCGCCAGCGAATCCCGCTGACTTCGGTCGCCGGTAATATCCATCGAAATCGCGCTCGCTAGTCTAAGCGCAAGCACGTCGATAAAGAGTGAATCAAATTCTGATGCGTCTGTGACTTTTTTAATGTAGACCACATACGCAGTGTCTGCGTTCGTAAGAAGTTCATCGCCCTCGATTACATAGTCAGCCGGATCTGTTAGAGCCGGGACGCCGTTCAGCGAAAGAATACGCAAGCAGTCGTCAGGAATGGCAAAGGAATAGCCCCAGCCAAAAACCGGAGTTTCCGATGTTTCTGTGAGACTCGCCCTGGTTGCAGCAAAGTTCCACGGATGAGAACGAAGCAGAGAATCCCTCTGCTTCTCATAATGTTTCTGCGCCGCGATTGCCGCCGGGCTAGTATCGCTTTCAATATTGGTTAAGCCAGGCTCGCCCAAGTGAGAGAGCGCGATGTTCGCAATTTGAGTCGCAGTCATATTATGTAAAAAGAAAACCCGCCCCCGGACCCAATCTCATAAATCAGGCGAGGGCGGGAAATCGTTAAGGTTGCTTACGGAGCTTCTTCTGAAGCGTAGGTAAGAAGCACTTCGAGCGTGTCATCTGCCGCGATGGCAGTTGCAGCCGAAAGTGTAAGTTGCAGGTAGTCCGTCTCCGCAAAAGCGGAACCGTCTACGCCGCCAGCTTTGCGAGCAAAGGCAACGGGCGTGTCATCTGCTGCGACACTGGCCGCGCCGGTAAGGGCGGTAACAGTGCCGTCAGTGCTGACTTTCTCCAACGTGAAATCGCAGTCAATCGCTCCGTTCGTACTCGTAATCGAGCATTGTTCTGGAATGATCGTGCCAGCGAGTCCGAGCTTGCCAAGGACAATATCGTCGTCAGCCGCGTCAGAATCTCCGGTAATTGTGATTTCAGCGAATTGAGCAAGACGCAAGTTCTGTTGCAGCTTCCGAAAGGAAGGCGATGCATTGCGCTTGTAATCGTTTTCGAGTTGCGCCGTGCGCTCAGTTGTATTGATAGATGCCATGGTATTTGGTCCTTTCGTTGAGTTTTACGCAGTGCGGTCACACTTGATTTCTACAACAGTCTTTTCATACCGGCGCATGAAACCGTAAAGTCCATATGCACTGATCTGAACTGCGTGATCTTTATCGGCACGAATGTCGATGCGAGTTTCCAGTTTGTCGGGAGCAACGAGGATGCCGCGCTTTTTCGCGTAAACGAAAACGGAATCAACATCACCGTTCAAATCGAGCCGATTTGTCTTGGTCACATACATTCCGAGAAGTTTGTCAGTCTCGCCGTTTAACCAACGTCCAACCATGTTCGCCCAGATGTCGTTTCCGGCATCTTCAACCTCTTGAGCGAGGTGATCCTCTGCCAGTGGGTTGATAGCGACACAAACGTCTTCTTCTGCCGGGAACACCGAGTTCTCTTCAAGAATGGTTTTCGCACGGCGAAGTTTGTCGATGGTCAGGTGTGACTGGATCTCCGATCCTGATCGATCATAAGTAACTGCCACTTGCTGAGAAGCGGGGAGGTCAATTGCCGTAACGTAAGGTTCAGCACCACCATAGACGGTTGCCGTTGCCGCTTTCGCCACTTCCGTATCAACGGTGCGGTTCCAAGCCATTCGCATGCCCTGGAGTACTTCCGAGTCAGGTCGTCCAAGTGATCCAAGAAATTCGTCGTCGAGACGGTCGAAAATCTTCTGACATTTGAAGTCAACTTTGACAAGTTTACGGTTGTGAGCTTCCACCTCGTCAGGAGTGGAGTTCGTGAGTCGTCCACTTCGGCGGACGAATTCGAATTCTTCCATGTCAGAATAGACTTTTTCCTTACCGGAAAAGTTATCGACTAGGACTTTTGCGCCGAGGTGTTGCACTTCTTGCTGGACAACATGAGAAAAGTTATCCTGAAATGCCCGGCGATAGTGTTCGGGTATAGTTTGAGCTACTGAGAGAGCCATAATAAAAAAAGGGTTACAAGTTGAATTTCTTCACCTGCTAGGTAGTCCGGTAGCCGGGCCTCGCGTTTCTGGCGAGCCTTCGTCCGGTAATCCCTTTTTTGGGGGCCATCAGTAAGACTGATTATGTAAACTGCCGAAAGCGAATGGAATGCAAGAAAAAAATACCCCTGCCAAGCTGAGACGGACCTGACAGGGGATTTTGTGCGGAGCTAGGGGAGAAACAGTAAAACCCTAGACCGCAAAACCGTCGCGCCTCGCCTGTTCCTCCATCTTTTGCATATAGGTGTTTACAGCAGATTCATGGTTAGGATGAGTCGAATCGTGAAAAGGCGCATGTAGAGCGTTGTCAGGATTCGCGAGAATATCCCGCGCTTCGTTGCCTGGAGTCAGGTGACTCGTAATTGATTCGCCAGCGACAAGGGAGGATTCGGAAATTTTCGCCGCCGCGTTCGCCATTGCCTTGACGACTTCAGCGTTTTCCATGAGCGGATGATCTGCTCCAAGTCCAAAAGTCTCTGCCGCACGTTTCGCGAGCATTTGGTTTTGCTCCCATTTCCCGCCCCACTCGTTGCGAAGTTGTTCTTGCTGGTCAGCTTTCCAATCCTGCTGCTCCTGTCGAATCTGCGAAATCTGCTCGCCCTCTACCTGGGCCTGGTATCTAAGCAGTGCCGAAGCTGTTTCTGGAGCGATACCGTTTTTGTGAGCAAACTCGCGGAACTGCTGCAAATCGCCCTCTTGAAACTCAATACCTTCAGGCAACTGGCTCGCTTCGGGTAAAGTCAGTTCATAATCATCGACGGACTCAGGGATGCCGATAGCATCACGGTAAGCTGCGATCTCCTCCTCTGTAGATTGGGAGTTGGGAAGTTTGACCATGCCGTCCTGACGCTGAGACAGTGCTGCCTTGGTATCTTTCAGCGATTTGAAAAGAGACGGCAAATCCTTGAACTGTGCCGCCATCGAACGGTATTCGTCGAAACCGTCTGCATCAACGTCATTGAAATATCCATCGCGGAAGGTTAGCCCATCGGAAAAGATGCCATCCGCCGGGGAAGGGGATTCGGTCAGATCCGATGCTGGTTCTTGTGCGGTAGCGGATTCATCTAATGCCGGTGCTGGAGATGAATCGACAATTGGTTCCGATGATGGTGCTGAAGGTGCTTCTATACTCATATCAAATTCTGCCAGCGTAACGAGCTTTAAATTCTTCCTTGCTAATGTTTTCACGCGCCCAGGCAATCACTTCAGGGTTTCGGTCGCCGAGGGAAATGTCACCAATCTCAGCAATCTTTTCTTGGATAGTCATAGCGGAATTAGTATTGCTTTGAACTGCCTTCTTCGGACTTTTAACCACCGGAGTTTTCTCTGGTTCCGGGGTCGGTTCCGGGGTCGGTTTACCGCCCTGCAATTCGGCGAATGCTTCTTCGATGGTTAAATCGCTCGCGTTGCTGCGAATTTTTTTACCCGCCTCTTTCAAGGCTTCTCGTTTATCTTCTATGGTTAGTTCACTCATTGATCTCTTGTTGTGGAGTAAAAGTTTTCTCTGACGTGCCGTTTAGCCAGAGGATTCCAATTGTATGCTTTTCGCCGTCTAGAAATGCTGCCTGTTCCGGTCTTGCATCGCCAGTGAAGCGCGGTGCAAGAGGATGACTGACGGAGTAAAGGAGGCGCAGAAGTTCATGCCCTGCCGTGTTGTCGAGAGCATCGCGAAAAACCCGCTTGTTTCGCTTGATCCGCTTCGCCGCCGCCTCCTCGTTTTCGCCGGGACGCCTCGCAAATAGTTTTTCACCGATGTTCATGCTGCCCCTGCAATCATTCCCGCCTGTCCGAGCTTGGACGCTACTTCTGCTTCATCCTGTAAAGCCGCCGCCTCTTCTGCTTCCTGCTCTGATTGAAACCTCGCTTGCTGGATTTGCTCCACCTCAAGCGGAGAGCGTAGCCACCCCTCTTTCATTCCTTCGTTGCGAGCCAATTCCCGCACGATCTTGTCCAGGTCGAAATGGTCCATCACATTTGGAGCTATCTGCATGAGAGGTGAAACGAGGTCCATTGTCCGCATGTATGTCTCGTTGTGAATTGCGCGAAGCTGGAGCGCGAGGCGGGAGGTGTAGATTATGTTCGGATCAGGAATCGAAACGGTTCCATCATCAAGTTGCTCTACTAGTTGCCGAGGTGGTTCTGGGAAAGCTCCCGCCCGTAGCAAGAGAGCAAAAACCCTCTTCATTATCGGCGTGTTGATTTCCGTGTTCTTCCTCGCGAACGTCGGTGAAAATAGTGTGAGACGGTCACGCTGCCTTGCGTTCACCTCTGCTGCTGTCATTTCCTTACCTGGAGGAACAGCCGACAATGCTTGGAAAAGCTCAACGTGGAATGCTCGATTGATCTGCGCCTTTCGGAATTGTGTTCGATCCTCGCCGACAAGGTAGTTCCCAGGATTCTGCCAGAAGCGAGGAATGCTGCTTTCGTCTTCGAAAAATGTTACGCCATCGGCGCGAAGGTCTATTTCTCCCTCGTATCCTGCCGGTGCAAGTGTCGGTGGAGAAACCTGTTTCTCGACCAATGTATCGAGAAGTTGCTGCATGATGTTCAACTGCCTCGCATCAGGCAGTGTGACCATGCCGGGATAAAAAACATAAGGGGAATGACTCCAGAGTAAATGCCGATGAACTGCTGCCGGGTTCTCCCATGTGCCGCCCTCGCGAACAACGTGCTTATGCTTTTTGTCGATGTAGATCGAAGCCCACGGCATATTGAGCGAATCAATCTTGCCGGGGATTCTATCCCTATCAATCCGAGGCATGATGACATGGATAAACTCATGCTTTTCATCCAGACCTCTTGAGTTTTCCGCGTCGAGCATCTTCACCATTTCCCGATGAAGGTTCTGTCGTCCAAACTTCTGCTCTGCCGCTCGCGCCGTAAGTTTGAAATCGCGAAAGATCGTATCGACCTCGCGATGCTTGTTCTCGATGATGGCGTAGTCACCGATCTGCAAAGCCTCAAAGCGAAGTTCGCCTTCCGGTTCCTCAATAATCATTCCAGACGTGCCAAATGCACCGTCGTCCAGCCAGACCTCATGTATCTGCGAATAAAAGTTAGACCTAGCCAGAATCGTTCTGGTTTCCTCTGTCACTTGACCATACCACCTCTTTACTTCCTCATTATCGTCAAGGTAAGACGGGGACTCAAAAGCGAACCAGTTGGTTTCGCTTGGCGTCATCCACGACATGCAACCCGCCGCGTATGTGAGGTTCGCTTCAATACCTGACGTATCGAAGAGTTCTTGCACTCGCGGTTGATCGGGGACTTCTCGAAAATCCGCGCTACTTTCCAGCCCGATCTGTGTTTTGACCGGACGAATGTAGTCCGATAAATTTCGCCAAGTGGGAGCCATGTTGACACGATCCGTGCAAGCACGTTCATATCTTTTCAGAATTGCTCCGACTTTATCCATAACTATCCAAGTCGAGAGGAGCCGCCGCCAAGTCCGTAGTTGCTCATGGCGCGGGAGGAACTCATTCCGTAGCCGGTTCCTCGCCTGGATCGTGCCGCACGTCGCAAGGCGTCTTCGTCCTCAATCACTTGAGTTCTGGACGCGGCGTCACTGTTTTGCTGTGCTTCCGCCAATCGTGCCGCTGCCTCCTCTTGAGCAGTCGCGATCCGCTCCGAGTCGCGTCGAGCTTGCCTACGCTCTCGCCTTGCCGTCCGCATAGACATTCGGCGAGCCTTCGCCGCGTCTCGACTGCTTTGCTGCATCTGCTCCTTTGCCAGAGCGTTGGCCTTATGTTTACCTCCCTTGTGAAGCCGAGAAAGCCTACCGTCCGGCGTTAAGAGGTCAGGTGAAAAGTGGGGTCCGTCGAAGTCCATCGCGTCAATCGCGATGAGAACTGCCGAAAGCGATAGAAACGCAACACGTTTTTTCGCTCGAAAGATACAAATGGAAGAGGGTAGGGGAAGTGACTAGAGAATTGTGAGGCGTCACCAGACGCCAGGTATACATGCCAAGTGTCTGTCTTTTGAAAAGAAATATGTGGGTCTACTATTTCCTCTTGCCTCCCCGAGTCTACAGGCCGGAACATTAAAAATAATTCCGGCGTAGAAATGACATGCCCGTTTTGTAGATGCGCGACTAAGTCCTCCTCGAATGTTCTGGCGCATTCCTCCGTTTCGTAGACCTGCCGGGCTTGTTGGTAGGGAGTCATTTCCCTCTCCATCCTGATTTCACAACTACTGGTTTCGGTTTCTTCGTTTTTACATTCGCTTTCACAAGGTCGCGGCTCAACGCCTCTGCGTAGGTCCGCAACCCGTCTGCTGTGTGAGAACACAAATCATGCACCGGCACGTCGCGAGTGATCCCGGTGCTTGCGTCAATTTTTTTACGGTAACCCTCGATCCGCTGCACCCCGGAAGGCTGTTTAACATCGTCAGCGGTCACAATCTTTTCGTCTGTCCCTTCGTGAAACCATGCGTTAGCTAGGACTCGACGCACCTCGCCGATGCCCACCCAAATATCAGGGATTCGCGGAACGATTATGATTTGCTGGCGAGGAATTCCACACTCCACCAGTTGAGAAACGTATGTTTTTCCGCTGCCCTTATCAGTCAGGTTCGCGTCATGCGGGACTAGGTGCGCCGTAATCGGTCCGAAGATCAATTCCCATTCGCGGATCACGTCCGCCACTCCTGCCGCTCCTGCGCCTTCCCCGGCAGACCAACCCAAAAAGTTGTGGTCCTTCCCAGCGGGTTGGACAAGCCACCCTGCCGTGTTGTCTGAGCTTCCCAAGTCCCACGACGTGAATAGCGGGTAGCCATTCTCTGGGTTGAAGTCAGTGACCCGGCCCTCAGATCGGACGCGTTTCATTTCTGGATAGATTTGACCTGGAACGATCTGCCTGTCCACCTCCTCAATGATCGACGGGAACTGCATCCACATTTCCTCGCCCTGCTCCTGCTTCTTTTTCTCATACCACGCTTGACGCTCTAGCGGCACGTCAAGCCCGTGATCCTTTTTTAGCTTGGTAAAATACTCAACGGTTTCCGCCTTTGATGGTTTTCCTCCCGGCAACACATAGCTCGGATGCTTGAGCCACGGAAAAAAGTGGAGCATCCAATCGAGCTTGGTATGCTTGCTGCCTTCGTTCTCCAAGGATGCCTGGAAAAACGAATAGCATTCTCCGAATTGCCCTCCCTCCATCGTCGTCTCAATGTCGACGTAACCATCTGGCGGGACTGAGTTGATTTCTCCGCGTTTAATCTTTGTCGCCTTCGCCGGGAATCGTGCGGAAATCGGACCATATTCCGAGATGTGTAGACTTTGCGGGGTCTTACCCGTGTAGCCGACACCAGCAGAGATAGAGGAGCCGTTCGCCCACTCCATCAGTGAGTTTGTATCACGGGTGAGGGGATTCGCCTCTTGCAGTTTCTTCCAAAGATACGCAATGCCCTCGTCATCGTGATCCGGTCCGCGCTCCCATGCTAGACGAGCAATAGCCAGTTTCTCTTCCGCATCTTTTGCGGAAATATCAACGATTCCCGCCCGGTAGTCCTTTGAGAATATCGCCTGATCTAGATTGTTCAGCACGATGGCAGTGGAAAGACCTAGCTTTCGGGCTTTTGGCACAAAGTTTCGGTGGTGACGGTTCTTGAGATAGTCCTCCTGCTCCGCTCGAAGTACAAGCGGAATAGTTTCGCCGTTCTCATCGAGGATCAGATAAAGATTCCGCAACCTCCACCATCGGTCGGTGAGGCATTTCTCTAGGTCACCAAATTGAATCATCCGCCAGTGACTTTTTTAAGAAGTTTTTTCAATTCGTCATCTGCGCTGACTTCATGCTTCTCCGGCTCGTATGCTCCGGTCAGCCGGGCAAGCTCCATCGCGGCTCGCTCCTTCGACGGCATCTTAATTTTCATGCCGGAATCACTATGCTGAAACTCTTGAGCAAGCGGATGGTTTTCGTCGACATCTCCAACCGGAGTGTCTCTGACTTCCTCCCAGAATGCGATCAGGCTTTCCCGGTTCGTTTCCGCTTTTTTCGCAGTCTCACCCGTCAGCTTTTCCAGACGCTTTTTTACTTTAGGGT